GTTATCAATTGCACGTAGTACACCTAAACCAGGAGGATCAGCAGTAGTGACTATTAGCGAATATGGAACTCAAGGATAAGTATGTACACGCAGAACCTAGTCCACTTGGTGATAGATTCTGTTCAACATGCTACCAATACAAGTTTAGTGTCAATGGTAAATGGAAGATTGCAGCACATGGTAAGAATCGCAGATGGATATGCGAAGAATGTATGACGAAAAAAGTAAAACCCACGCCAATTAAATAAAGGAGAATATAATGGCAGAACAAAAACCACGCAAACCAGGAACAGGTGTAGCGTTTATTAACGAAAATAAGAAAGAAGATTGGCATGCAGACTTCACTGGTGAATTTGCAGACCATGATGGTAATTTATTTTACCTAAATGTTTCTAAGAAACTTAGTGGTCACTCTGGTATTGAATACATTGCTGTATCTTTAGGCAAACCAAAAGCACCAAAGGCTGCTCCAGCTAATGCAGCATCAGCACCGATCCACGATATGATTGACGATATTCCGTTCTAATGGATGAAGTCAAAAAGAAAAATCCAATCCCTTCTCTTGCTGGCTATGGTGGTGTCCGTAGCTTGCAAAAGAAACTTGAGCGTTCGACTACGCTTCAGCAGAATCGTGAAGCTGTTAGTTATTCTCTCTTATGTTTGGCGAATACAAAGCTTACTGATATTATGGAATGGGATGAGCAAGGTAATATTAAAGTTAAACCAAGTAAGGATATACCAGACCATGCTCTACAGGCCATTAAGTCCATTAAGTCGAATACTAAAGTTGATAAGGAAGGCAATAGTTATACGACTTTGGACATTGAGTTGTGGGATAAAGTTGGCGTATTAAGGCTATTGGCAAAAGCATCTGGCTTACTAGATAATCCAGAAGAATCCGATAAACCAAGCGTATTAGGTATTAACATACGCGCACCAGAGATCATAGATAATGGCGAAACCACAGGACCCGATAACAAAGATACTGAATGAGCGTCAAGCAACACATGGTGATTATTTATCTAAATGTGTTTTCATTCAAACGACCAAAGAAGCCATGCGGAGTGAAAACGGAAATTGGTATAGATTAGATTCAGATATGCAAGAATCATTAGATATGGTGGTACATAAGATTAGTCGTATTCTTTATGGAGATCCATATCATACTGATAACTGGTTAGACATAGCTGGTTATATTATGTTAGTTGGCAATCGTTTAAAACTTGAGGAGGAATTTAATGAGCGCACCAAATAATTTAGAAGATCGTATACAAAAGTTACGAGATGCTTATGCATTGAATAACATTTACCAAACGGAGTCATTGCAGATTATTGATGCATTACAAGCACAGATCAATGTGCTTAATCAATTGTTAGCTTTAGAAATTAAAGATATAGATGGCTAATAAAAAGGAAGTATCTCAGAAGTCCCTTCATGGACCTGGGATTGACTTAGACTTTTCTACAGCACCAACTACATGGAGCTTCTTACAGTCAGATGCATTCGTGCGTGGACTGATGGGACCTGTAGGTTCTGGTAAATCCTATGCATGTGCCGCAGAGATTATGATGCGAGCAGTTAGACAAAAGCCATCACCTATTGATGGTATTCGTTATACACGATTTGTCATTGTACGTAACTCATATCCTGAATTAAAAACCACAACAATTAAAACATGGCAAGATTTATTTCCAGAAAACACTTTTGGTCCGATGCTATATACTCCTCCTATTACTCATCACATCAGACTCCCATCAAGGGGTGATGCTGCGGGGATTGATTGTGAAGTAATTTTTTTAGCATTGGATCAACCTAAAGACGTACGTAAATTACTCTCACTTGAATTGACAGGAGCGTGGGTAAATGAAGCTCGTGAACTTCCTAAAGCAGTTATTGACGGACTTACTCATCGTGTGGGTCGATATCCGACACAACGTGATGGTGGACCTACCTGGCATGGTGTGTGGATGGATACTAATCCAATGGATGATGACCACTGGTGGTTTAAACTAGCAGAGAAAACAAAACTAACTGGCAAGTATGCTTGGGATTTCTTTAAACAACCTGGTGGTGTTACAGAAGTAGACCCAGGAAACTTACCAGAGAACCCAGAAGCTAACGATCATATATTTTCGGGTGGTCGTTGGTGGAAGATTAATCCTAAAGCTGAGAACGTAAGTAACTTACCAGCTGGTTATTACATGCAGATGTTAGGTGGTAAGAACTTAGACTGGATTAAATGTTATGCCGAAGGTAAATATACATACGTTCAAGAAGGTAGACCCGTATGGCCAGAGTATGACGATAGTTCTATGAGTGGTGAAGTCGATTATGATCCTGAGCATGCATTGCAAGTGGGTCTTGACTTTGGTTTGACACCAGCCGCAGTTGTAGGACAACGATTACCTAATGGTAGATGGATTATTTTAGATGAGATAGTTACATTTGATATGGGATTAGAAAGATTTGGTCAGCAGTTATTAGCAGAACTCAATGCTCGCTATCCTAAAGCACAGATTATGATGTGGGGTGATCCAGCGGGTATGCAACGAGATGCTATTTACGAAGTGACTGCATTTGATTATCTTAGAACTTTAGGCTTACGCGCACAACCTACACCATCTAATGACTTTAAAGTAAGACGAGAAGCAGCAGCCGCACCTATGCAAAGACTTATTGCTGGTAAACCTGGGCTTATGATTTCAACTAAATGCAAAATGATTCGTAAGTCATTAGCGGGTGGATACCATTTCAAACGTGTAGCTGTTGGTGCTGGACAAGAACGATTTAAAGATGCACCTAACAAAAACGAACACTCTCACGTAGGTGATGCTTTTGGTTACTTACTACTTGGTGGTGGCGAACATAAACGATTAACTAAGAGTCCATTGTCTGCATCAACTGTTGTCGCTCAAACTGTAGCTGGATCTGACTTTAATGTTTTTGACTGAAATACAACAAATATTACCATACATGCCAAATGTACGTGGTGTGTATTATTTACCATTTTTTATGCAACATTTAAGTGAATTAAATGGTACGGAGATGTATACCAAAGCATCTTTAAGCAGAGAGTCATTTGAAACGCATATTCAATACCAATCTTCAATGGGTCCAGCAATTACTGCCTTTGTACATAACAAGCCTGTAGCTGTTTTTGGGTGCGTTATAATATGGAATGGCGTAGGAGAGGCATGGTCTTTGCTATCAGAGGAATCTCGTAGATATCCAATTGCTATGACTAAAGCTGGAATTGCATTTATTGATATCGTTGAGATATTATTTCGCTTGCACAGAGTACAAATAACTGTTAAAACCTCTGATGCTCGTGCTATTAGGTGGGCAAAAGCTCTTGGATTCCAATCTGAAGGCGTTTTAAAACAATACAGTGCGGATAAAGAAGATTATAATATTTTAAGGAGAACGTAATGGGTGGAATGTTTGGTGGTGGTAAACCAGATACTTCAGCAATGCAAGCTCAAATTGAGCAGCAACGCAAAGAAACTGAAAGATTAAGAGCGCAAGCTGAGCAAGAAAAACGTGATTTATCAGAAGAACTGTCAGCTAAACGTAAAGCAAGATCAACGCGTGGTGGTTCACGTTTGTTATTAGCAGAAGAAAGATTAACTCCAGAAGCTGGATTACCAATGGACGAAGAAAAATTAGGAGCATAGTATGGCAGAACGCAATCTTTCTTATGTAGAAGCTGTAGCACAAGGATTAGTTGTTCCAAGTAAAAAATCTTCTAAAGGCAAAGCTATTTATAAAGGCTTTATGTCTGAATATGGTGTTGATTCAAGTGTTGCTCAAAGAGCTATTTTAAAACCAGAGTCATGGTGGAATGCAAGATATTCATCTGATTTACAAAGTAGTAGTTCTACATACCTTGAGTCAGCTAGAAAGCAACTTAAAGGGCAATCTGAAAAAGTACAAAGAGAAAAAGCGCGTGCTGATGTAGCAACACAAAGATTGTCTCGCGTTACTGGTGGTTTAATTGGTGGTGAAGCTGGTGGAGCAGCAGCATCTTCTCCAGTAGGATCATTGCCAGCATTAGGCGTATCAGGTTCTGGTGGTTTAGCAGATGAAACAATGTTAGGGTTAAGGAAAAAACTAAAATGAAAAAAGACAAAATGCAAGCTAAGGTTAAAAAAGTTATGCGTGAGTATAAGTCTGGCACACTTCATTCTGGTAAAGGTGGCCCAGTTGTTAAATCACAAAAGCAAGCAGTAGCAATTGCTATGAGCGAAGCTGGAATGGCTAAGAAAAAATGAAAACAGAAATTTCAATTGAGTTAGACGAAGAAGATCTTAAAGATAAAAAGTTATCTGTTTATGTTGCAAAACTATTAGCTAAAAAAGCCAAAGAAAATAAAAAAGGCATGATAGATGAAATGCCAGAAGAAGATGAAGAAGATTAATGGCAATTACTGTATTTAGAGAGTCTGATAATACTAAATCAATATTTGTTACTCCAACATTTATTGACCAAAATGACAATCAGATTGTAGCTGGATCTGAAAAGCCATTTCCTGTAGCTGATATTAATCATATTCGATTGCACGAAGGTCGTGCATATTATGTATATGATTTCCATGGATCAGCAAATCAATTAGCAAATAATGCCAATATGGATATTGCTATTGCATGGGCAGCTGGTAAAACGCCGCATTTAGTTTTTGATGTAAAGTGTGGTGGAGATGCAGAGTTTAGAATTTATGAGGGAGCAACTGTAACTGGAGGAACTTCATTTACAGCTATTAATAGATATAGACCATCTACTAATGTAAGTGCTAGCGCTGCTCTTATTGACCCAACAGTAACGTCTACAGGAACTGTATTAGCTGCTCAGTTTATTGCTGGAGGATCTGGGGGTCAAGCTGTTGGAGGTGATGCATTTTCGTTTCAATATGTATTAAAACCATTAACAACGTATTTATTTAGATTAACAAATAAAAGTGGTCAATCACATATGGCTCACGCGATGATTGAGTGGTATGAATAATGCCATTAAAGAAATATCAAAATCCTAAAGGTGGTTTGAATGAGGCTGGCAGAAAACACTTTGAAAGCAAAGAGGGTGGTAACTTACAATCTCCAGTCAAGAGTGGTACAAATCCTAGGCGCGTGTCTTTTGCTGCTCGTTTTGGTGGAATGGATGGTCCATTAGTAGATGATAAGGGTAGGCCTACTCGATTGAAGTTAGCTTTAAAAGCTTGGGGATTTGGTAGTAAAGAAGCAGCAAGAAACTTTGCAAATAAAAATAAGAAATCATAGGGATTAATATGGCAGAAATGATGAGATTATCCGCAGATGATGTTTTAAAAAGACATGATAAAGCGCTAACAAAAAAAGAGGACTTTAGAAGTCTATACGAGGAATGCTACGAATTTGCGTTACCACAACGTAATCTTTATGACGGATACTACGAAGGTAAGGTAGGCGGTCAAAAGAAAATGAATCGTGTATTCGATTCTACAGCTATTAACTCTACACAACGATTTGCTAATCGTATGCAATCTGGCATATTCCCACCACAACGTAAGTGGTGCAGACTTGAACCAGGACCAGATATTCCTGAAGATCGCAAAGAAGAAGCACAAGCAGCATTAGATATTTACTCAGATAAATTGTTTGCATCACTCAAGCAATCAAACTTTGATATTGCTATTGGCGAGTTTTTACTTGATCTATCTGTAGGTACTGCTGTAATGATGGTACAACCAGGTGATGATATTAATCCACTTAACTTCATTCCTGTGCCACAATTCTTAGTATCATTTGAAGAAGGTGCTAATGGTCAAGTAGACAATGTATATAGACGTATGCGTCTTAAAGGTGAGTCTATTATGCGTCAATGGCCTGATGCAGTTATTCCAGATGACTTGCAAAAGAAGATTGACCAAAAGCCAACAGAAGATTTAGAGTTTATTGAAGCTACAGTATTAGATCAAAAGCGTGGTGATTTCTGTTATCACGTTATTCATAAAGAATCTAAGACTGAATTAGTATATAGACGTATGGAAGAAAGTCCATGGATTGTATCACGCTATGCAAAAGTAGCTGGTGAGATCTATGGTCGCGGTCCATTAATCACTGCATTGCCAGATATTAAAACACTTAATAAGACATTAGAGTTATTGCTCAAGAATGCTTCATTAGCTATTGCTGGTGTTTATACAGCTGCTGATGATGGCGTATTAAATCCTAATACAGTTAAGATTATTCCTGGTGCAATCATTCCTGTTGCTCGTAATGGTGGCCCACAAGGCGAATCATTAAAGCCATTGCCACGTGCTGGTGATTTTAATGTATCTCAAATTATTATGAATGACTTACGTCTAAGCATTAAGCGTATCTTACTTGATGAATCCTTACCACCAGATAATATGTCAGCTCGTTCTGCTACAGAAGTTGTAGAGCGTATGAAGGAATTATCACAAAACTTAGGCTCTGCTTTTGGTAGACTGATAAATGAAACGATGATACCATTAGTTACTAAGATTTTAAGAGTCATGGATCAACGTGGTCTTATTGATTTGCCTCTTAAAGTTAATGGACTTGAAATTAAAGTGTCAGCAGTAGCACCATTAGCTATGGCTCAAAGCATGGAAGATGTGCAGAATGTATTGCAATATGCACAGATCGTACAACAAGCTGGACCTCAAGCTGCTATGACTATTAAAACAGATGAGATGATGGACTTTATTGCTGAGAAGTTAGGTATCCCACAAAAGATACGTAATACGAAAGAAGAACGTATGATGCTACAACAACAAACTGCTGAGATGGCACAACAAGTTGCTCAACAAAATCCAGAGGCAATTCCTGGTATGGTTGAAGCAGCTAGTCAAGGAGTGATGTAATGGCTGGATGGGATGACTTAGAAGCATTGCCATTAGATGTTAGAGATGTCAGTCAAGCAAGAGAAGATTTAGATAGGTTAGCATTAAAAGTATTAGGAAGCGAAGATGGAGCTAAGCTTATGGCATGGCTTCGTCAAACTGTTTTAGAGCAACCAGTTGCTTTGCCTGGTAGCGATTCTAGTTATGCTTACTACCGAGAAGGTCAGAATAGCATAGTAAGAGATTTAGAAGCAAAGCTAATTAGAGCAAGGAAAATGTAATGATAGACGAAAGCATCGAGCCTAGTGGCGATGAGGAAGTATCTCAAGAAACTGGCCTACTCGACAACGTATCAGTCGAAAAAGAAACATTAGAAGCAAATCCTAACGCAGTACAAATCAATCATCTTGAAGCAACAGATGAAGATGATGATGATCCATTAGAAAGACCTGATTGGTGGCCAGAGAATTTTTGGAAGAAAGATGAAGCAGAGCCAGATTTACAGGCTATGGCTAAATCATGGTCAGACTTACGCAAACAAATCTCACAAGGTAAACATAAAGCTCCAGTAGATGGTAATTATGATGTAGCATCATTTAAAGATATTCCAGCAGAAGATCCAGTACGTAACCACGTATTATCTTGGGCAAAAGAATATGGTGTAAGCCAAGCTGCATTAGATGATTTAGTTGGTACAGTGGTAGAAATGGGCGTTAATCAGCAACAATCTTTCTCAATTAACTTAGAGCAAGAAAAGAAATCATTAGGTCCTAACGCAGATGCACGTATCAATGGCATGGTTAAATGGGCTAGTGGTTTAGTTAATAAAGGAATTTGGGGTAAAGACGATTTTGATGAGTTTAAAGTTATGGGTGGCACAGCAAAAGGCTTGGCTGCTTTAGAAAAACTTAGATCATCATACGAAGGTCGTGTACCTACAGATAGCGCTCCAATATCTGGCGCTCCATCAAAAGAAGAACTTTATGCAATGGTAGGAGATCCTAAGTACCAAACAGATCCAGCTTACCGTTCTAAAGTAGAAAGAATGTTCCAATCTAACTTTGGTTCATAGTACGACTCTGTAGTTGTTTTGACCCACTTCGGTGGGTCTTTTTTTGTCTTTTACGCAAAATACTTGCATAATTTTGCAAAATATGCTAAAAACTTTGCAAGGCTAATTGCATTCGCAACCCTTCACACAAGTCGTCTTGTCGTTTGGCTATCGTAAATAGCAAGCACTGGCCCAGGTTTTGTCTGGCTAACCAAAGCGATAAACTTTATTTTTATCAATTCTAGGAGAATTAACATGGCTATTGGATTATCTAATGCTTTTGTAACGCTCTTTGATGCCGAAGTTAAACAGGCTTACCAAGGTAAGGCAAAGCTAGTTGGTGCAGTTCGCCAAAGACGCGGTGTTGAAGGCTCAGTAGTAAAATTTCCTAAAGTCGGCAGAGGTGTTGCTACTTTAAGAATCCCACAAACAGATGTATCACCATTGAATGCTGGTTGGAGTCAAGTAACTGCTACTTTAGCAGACTGGAATGCAGCAGAATATTCTGACATCTTTATGCAACAAAAAGTAAACTTTGACGAAAGACAAGAATTAGTACAATTAGTATCTAACGCTATCGGTCGTAGACAAGATCAAATGATTATTGATGCGCTTGTAAACTCATCAACATCATTAACAGTGTCTAACGATATTGGTGGTTCAGACACTAACCTAAGCGTAGCTAAACTACGTGAAGCTAAACGTCTATTAGACAAAAACAACGTACCACCAGAAGGTCGTCATATTGTTCTTCATGGTAACAGCTTGGCTTCATTACTTTCAGAAACAGCAGTAACTTCTTCTGACTTTAATACAGTTAAGGCTCTCGTAGCTGGTGAATTAAATACTTTCTTAGGCTTTACATTCCATTTATTGGGTGATCGCACAGAAGGTGGTTTACCAATTGACGGTTCTTTAGATCGCAAAGTTTTTGCATTCCATAAAGACGCTGTTGGTTACGCAGAAGGTATCGCTCCTCGCACAGAAATCAATTACATTCCAGAAAAAACTTCATTCCTTGTGAATGCTGTATTCTCTGCGACTGCAACTGCTATTGATGCTGAGGGTATTGTTCAACTCACATGCCGCGAATCAGCATAATTTAAGGAGATTAAAACATGGCTTATTCATCAACTGGTTTAAACTCTGCTGGCGGTCAATCAAAGGCTGGTAATGCTCCGCAAATTTGGACATATACTAGCGCTGATGCAATCGCTACAGTAAACACAGCTGCTTACTTTAATGATGCTTCTTCACTTTTAAAAGTGGGCGACATCATTTTTGTTTACGATTCAGCAACTCCTACAATGAGCATTGTATTTGTATTATCAAATGCATCTGGCGTTGTAGACGTATCTGATGGTTTAACAGTAACAGCAACAGATACAGACTAAAAAACTGTATAGTAGTAAGTAACTTGGGTAGGGCGGGTGTTTTGCACTCGCCTTATTCTTACATTTGGAGATAGAGTATGGCAGCTGGAGATTCAGCATTATCAGTATGTTCTGATTCACTATTAATGTTAGGTGCTAAACCTATTGCGTCTTTTACCGAAGGTACAGACGAAGCATCTATATGCGATAGACTATATCCAGATATTAGAGATCAAGCATTAATGATGTATCCTTGGTCTTTTTCATTTAAAAAAGTTCAATGTGCTAGACTGGTCACTATACCAGTTACAGAATACAAATACGAATATCAATTACCATCAGATAGACTAGGCTCTCCAAGAGCAGTCTATGATGCTAATGAAGTAGGATCGCCTGTTAGAAATGACTATCGCATTATGGGCGATAAAGTTTTAACTAATTACGAAGAAGTATGGGTAGATTATCAATACTCTGTTTCAGAGTCATCTATGCCAGTATTTTTTGTACAATTGCTTAAATACTTATTGGCTTGGCATCTATCAGTGCCTATTACAGATCAAACAGAAAAGGCTCAATATTGGCAAGGCGTAGCAGTAGGCTCTCCATCAGAGAATGGTCGTGGTGGTTATATGCGTCAAGCTATGAATATTGACGGACAAGGACAGCCAATTAATGCTATTAATGATTTCTCATTAATTAATGTGAGATATTAATGGCTCGTTTTGTTACATTACAAACAAACTTTACTACAGGTGAACTAGACCCTTTAATGAGGGCTAGGGTAGACTTAAAGGCATATGAGAATGCTTTAGAGACTGCTAAAAATGTATTATGCCAACCACAAGGTGGTATTACACGCAGATCTGGAACACGCTATATTAATGCTTTACCTAATTCTGGAGCAGAATCTGCTGCTAATGGCGTTAGATTAGTTTCGTTTGAGTTTTCTACATCAGATAGTTATATGCTTTGTTTTACACATAATCGTATGTTTGTGTATAAAAATGGTGCTTTAATTACTAACATTAATGGATCTGGCAATCCTTATCTTGATACATCTGGAGTTGGTTTAACCGCAGCTAGATTAAATGAAATGTGCTGGACTCAATCAGCAGATACATTAATCGTCACTCAAGAAAATATTAACCCTGTTAAAATTGTTCGCGGAGGCACAGATGCTACATGGACTGCATCTGCATTAAGTTTTGATAGCATTCCAAAATATGCATTTAGTATATCTGTAACTTCTCCAGCAGGCACTCTTACTCCTTCAGCAGTAACTGGCAAAGTCACATTATCATCTTCTGCTGGTATATTTGTTGCTGGTCATGTAGGTCAATATGTCAATGCATCTCCACAAGGCAGAGCAAAGATTATTAAATTTAATAGCTCTACTTCTGTAAACGCTGTAACTGAATTTCCATTTTTTGATACAACTGCTGTTGCAAATGGTTTATGGGAATTAGAAACAGGGTATGAAGCAGTATGGTCAGCTACTCGTGGCTATCCAAGAACGGTAACATTTCATCAAGGTCGCTTATACTTTGGCGGATCTAAGTCAAGACCATCTACTATTTGGGGATCTCGAGCTGGATTATTCTTTGAGTTTGAAGCAGCAGAGGGATTGGATGATGATGCAGTAGAAGCAACATTAGATACTAATACATTTAACGCTATTACAGATATGATCTCTGGTAGAGATTTACTTGTATTTACAACAGGTGGTGAGTTTTATGTACCACAACAAGGTCTTGAGCCTATTACACCTACATCATTCTTTTTAGGATCTACTAGCCGAAACGGATCTAAACCTGGTGTAAGAGTTCAACAATTAGAATCTGGCGTATTATTTGTGCAAAGACAAGGAAAATCGTTATCAGAGATTGCATATTCAGATACACAATTAACATATGTTACATCTAAAATATCACTTTTAGCTGGTCACTTACTTAAAACTCCAACGCGCATGTCTTTAAGACGCGCAGTGGATACTGACGAAAATGATTTGTTACTTATGACTAATAGTGATGATGGATCAATAGCTGCATTTTCATTAATGCGATCACAAAATGTTATTGCTCCGTCTGAGTTAGTCACTACTAACGGAAGTTTTATTGATGTTGGCGTAGATATTACTGCTATATATAGTGTTGTAAAACGTACGATTAGTGGTGTGGATCAGTATTATGTAGAAAGATTAGAGCATTCATTGCTAACAGATTCTGCTGTTACTGGTGGGGCAGCAGCTAGTGCTTCAGTATCCCATTTAATAGGACAAAGCGTTAATATTATTTTAGATGGCATTGTACAGGCTAATCAAACAGTTCCAGGTGGAGGCACAGTAACATTTCCACGTGCGTCTACATCATCCTATGAAATAGGATTGCCAATTACAGTAGAAGCAACAACTATGCCAGTAGATATTAAGATTCAAACAGGTTCAAGATTAGGCTTTAAAAAGCGCATTGTTGAAGTTAATGCTCTTGTATTAGATACTCAAAATATGGTCATTAATGGCATTGAAGTTCCATTTAGATCATTTGATACACCTTTAACATTAGATTCAGATGTGCCAGATTTTACAGGAACTAAAGTATTACATGGTATACTTGGATATAGCAACGAAGCTAAAATAACTATTACTCAAAGCGCTCCATTAAAGCTAACATTATTGGGTATGGAATATAAAATAGCAGTACATCAGGGGACTTAATTATGTCATGGGAAGTAGCATTATTTGCTGGGTCATCAATTCTTAGCGCTTCAAATTCAATGCAGCAGGCATCTGCTCAAGCTCAGATGTATAAACTGCAAGCATTACAAACTCAGGCTGAATACGAACGTAGAGCATTGCAATACTCGCAAAGAGCTAATGAAACATTAAAAAAAGTAAGAGCTGCAAATTCTGCTGTAGTTGCACGTAATTATGCTGGTGGCGTTAAAGGTCTTGAAGGATCTTCTGCATTAATTCGTCAAGTCAATGAAAGAGACGGTGGCGTAGAGTTTATGCGTGATATAGATAACGCTAGAGATTCTATTACTTTTGGTAATATTCAAGCCAATATATTGCGTGAATCTGCTTCTATCGTTAAACGTAGTGGCACAATGAGTGCATTAGGTGATCTTGCTATGGCTGGTGCATCTGTAGCTAAAACAGGATTTTGGAAAACTGCTTCATCTGGTGGTAGTGGTTTATTTGGTACAGCGCCAGCTTCTGGCGGTCTGAAATTGGAGATAGGATAATATGGCAGATAATCCACGTTATCAGAAGTCAGGCATACTATATGCAGATATGCCAACCATACAATTTACTAGTATGCAAGAAAGCATTAAGGCATCAAGATCTTTATCTGAAAGTTTAAATAAGATATCTGACTTTGCTTTTAAAGGGGTTGCTGAAAAAGCTAAAAAAGAAGGCATGCTTTATGGTGTTACTAATAGGCCATCATTGCAGCAATTAGGGGATGCATTAAAAAAAGGCAGGAATCCTAACGATTTATTTTCAGAAGATTGGACTATCTTTGGACAAGCAGCCAAGTCAGTTCAAGCTGAAAGCGTAAGACAAGATTTAGAATTGGAAACAAGGCAAAAGTTTGCAGAGATTAGTGCTGCTTTAGATTCAGGCGCTCCATTTGATTTAGATCAAGTAACAACAGAAATGGATGCCATGGTTAATGGCTTCTCTAAAGTATTGTCTACTGTTGATGCTGAAGAAACAATGAAGTATAGAGCTTCTGCTTCTACATCAGGATATACAGTATATCAAAAAGCATTAGATTTAAAGTCTAAACATATATTAGCAGACAATCAAGCCAAAGCTGATACAGGATTGCGTTTGTTTGAGCAAGTATTGCCAGATGTTATTAATGCTACCAATGGTAATCCTATTGAAATTAAAGCTATGTTAGCTCCTGAAAAGGATAGAATAGATGCATTAATTGCTAGGACTGGAGGAAAAGAATACGAGTATAAATCTAAGTTTGTTGAAATGGAAGATACTGCATACTCTAATAGTATTATTGATTATGCTTTAAAAAATTCTACTGAGTTTGTTCCGCCAGGAAGTAATGTATTTAAAGAAATGCGTAAAGGCAATGTAGGTAAATTAACAGACTTATACTTTACTTTGCCAAAGAAAACTCAAAGAAACATTGAAGAACAACTGATTAAAGATGTCTCTAATTCTAATTCATTGATGAAATTACAAATGGATGAAAAGGCTTTGGTTAATGAAGAAGCCATTACTAACATTGAAATTAAAGTAGCGCGTGGCGATATGACAGGCATGGAAGGATTAACTGAAATGAAAAAGTTAAAACATATGACGCGTGATGATATTACAGCTATGCTTCAACCACAAAAGCCTACAGCAGATCAATTAGAATATGGTCAAACTATTAAGCGTAAAATTGAATTTGGAGAAATAGGATTTAATGATCTTAAAGGGCTATACAAAAAAGGTCAAATATCTGGTACGCAATATGACCAATTAGGTGATTACTATAGCAATCAATTAACTCAAATAAAATCTGGATTGCAAGTGATTCATACTAGTATGGGCATAAAAGACATTAATGATTATTATATGTTGCCTAATTTATCTAAGAGTGAAGTTAATAAACAGGTAGATACATTAGCTCGTGACGCTGAAAAAGCTAGAAAAGAAGGCAAGCCATTCGACCAAGTTAAAGCTGCTAATGATATTATAAAGCAATATAAAGTCGATAGTGTAAATTCTAACGTAGACAATGCATTAAAAACAATAAGCGATAACTTACCTAAAGATAAAGATGGTAAAGCTACCATTATTACTAAAGACAATTATTACTTATTTACAGATGAAAAGCTTAAAGACCTTAAACTTAATAGAGATGCACGTGATACTATTGCTAGAGAGCGTAATGCGCTTGAGCGTATTTTAAGAGAAGGGACACCTCAATGAAGGTAGATTTAGATCAAAGGTATATGGATTATTATACCAATGGATTGTTGCCAGCTCCAGAAGAAATAGCAATGGTAGAGATTAAAGATGCTCCATTACTTGCTACCAATAAAAAAGTTGCTTTAGAAAAGGCTCAAGCTATTTCTAAGTTTGAAGCACCAGCAGACGCAAACCTTAAAGCTATTTGGGAATCTGCTAAAAGCTTAGGTATTAATCTTCCTGTAGGATTTATTGAGGGAACTATTGCATCGCCCAAAGAAACTATTAATTTAATTAAGGGCGTAGTCAATATGTTTAATGATGAGCAAGGTAAGGGAGTTATGCAGAAATTTGTAGAGGGAATGAATACACCTATTCCTAAAGATTCTGTTTTTGCTCCATTAGAAAATTTGCCAACCATTGAAGAAACGCAATCTATGCGTAAAGAATTAATAGGTGAAACACCTCCTATGTCTAAACGACCAGCAGTAAAAGAGCTTCAAGGTGTCATGCCAAATATTGAGCAGCCATTTGAAGAAATGGGTTTAATTACAAGTTTAGCTCCTGAGTTTGCGGTAACTGGAGCTGCTATTAAAGGTGGGTCAAAATTAGTGAAAGGCGTAGCAAAATAAGATGGCTAATGAATCATTAGATAAACGTATAGATCAACTTACAGATTTACCTGAGATTGTTGTTCGTCCAGACGGAACTAAAATACCTGATCCTACTGAATTTGAATTTAAGTATGGCAATGTGTTAGATGATCTATTGCCTCCTACTGAGAAACAAACAACTAAACCATACTCAGAATCTTCTACGATTATGACTTCCTCAGAAGATCCAGCATTTAAAACTGAGAAAGTTGATGTTGCTGCTTTAAATTGGAAGAATGTATTTAAGAAAACTAAGCTCACTGCTGTAGAACAAGACATACTCGATACAATTCCTAAAGCTCCAATGGCTGGTAAGCCTCCTAAAATGACATTCAATCTTGATATGATTGATAGTGAAGATGGCATTAAACAGCAAATAGAAACATTAGCACAAATAGATGGACTTAATAAATACAAAAAGATTTCATACAAACAAATTGCTGATGAATTTAACAAGCCTGAATATGCAGTATTGTCAGGTGATAATGCTATTAGAATATTTGGGGACAAAGTTGAGGCAGAGAAATGGATCTCTGGCGAAGCTAAGACTGCTCAAAAGAACGGTACAAAAGTACCTGAGTATACATTAAGAGAACAACCAGTTTACTCTCAAGAGTTTATTGAGAAGATGACTGACCCTAAATACAACATTGATCCTAACACTAAAACAATTGCTGACCCATATGAGTTCTATAAGCAATTCCATTTTATGACTACAGTAAGCAAACGTGCTTATGATTTAGGACAACAAATTGTTAATCTAAAACGTACCAATTCTTATAACAAGAACTTGCTTATTCAGTTTAGACAAGCAGTGGCTTTAGAGGGTATGTTAGCTAGACAAATAAAGAAGCAACAAGTAGATGTAGCTAGAACACTAGGTGTATTAAGTCAAGCTAGGAAACCAAGTAAGGCTCAGGCTGAGCTTATTGAAATGGCTATTGAAGAAAATGGTGGTACTAACAAAATACTAGAATTTGCAGAAAAGTATGTTGCTACATCAGATAGAGCAAAACGTACTGAGATGGCTTCTGCTATAGAAACATCAGTAGGTAGACGCTTGATAGAAATTATACCTACAACATATGTTACAGGCTTAGTATCTGGCGTTAAGACTCATATTAGAAATATTACTGGTTCTGCTGCATTATCAGGATTTGATATTCCAGAACGCTTTGTTGGTGTAGGCGTTGGCAAATTAAGAACTACATTATGGGATTCTCAAAAAGATACAGAACGTATATTACTTAGCGAAGCTATGGTTAATGCTAAGTTTAATAGCTCATATTGGACTAAATCATTTTCTGCTATGTGGGATTCATTTAGACATAATAAAACAATAGATCCGTATACTAAAGCTGAGATTAGTCGTCCTGGCAGACAAGCATTTACTTATGACCTTGGACCAGATTATAAACATGTATCTAACGGTATTCAATACATGGGCAATGCAGTAACAATCAGTGGACGCATCTTACAGTCAGAAGATGACTTTGTTAAGACATTGCATTATTGGCGTTCTATTGAAATGCAAGCTGCTGGTGAAGAAGAAAAGATGCTCAAGTCTTTGATTGAAGATGGCATGGATAGACCTAGTGCTATTGAACAAGCAGCAAAACATAGAGAAGAACTATTACAGAATCCTACTGAAGATATGATTCAAGAAGGATTGGACTTTGGTCGATATGTTACAAGTACACAGCCATTAACTGGTAGTTTAAAGACTATTGAGAACATTACTAATAATCCATTAATGAAACTCTTTATGCCATTTATGCGCACCACATCTAATGTCATTGGTGCAGCATCAGAGAGAACCCCATTTACATTCTTTTTAACTCCAAGATTTTATAAGAATTGGAATAAGGGTGGTAAGCATAGAGATTTAGCCATATCTAAAGTGGCTGTTGGTACTGGTTTTATGTATGCCATGGGAACACAAACCATGAATGGCAGACTTACTGGGGCTGGACCATATAGATGGGAAGATCGTCAAGCTTTGATAAGAACTGGATGGCTTCCATTTGCTACAGTCTTTAATGCTGGAGAGTTAAGCAAAGAAAAGATTGAGATGTTTAAGAAGATTACTAATGTTAGCGTTACTAAGGACAAGATATATATCTCTTATGAAGGCATTGAGCCAATATCTATTTTAGTAGCTATGTCTGCTACAACAGCAGAATACGCATACCTTAATCCTAAAGATGGTGAAATGGATGGATTAGCTATGGGTGTTGCTATGGCTGGACATGACTATGTATCTGAGCATCCATTGCTACAAGGTATGGCTAAGTTTACTAAGATATTTACATCTCGCGCTAATGATGGTGCAGATCTATTATATGACATTATGAAAAATGCATCTAATGAATATGGACAATATATAGCTCAAGGTATTCCTACTGGTGTACCAGCGACTATAGATGGCGAAAGAAGAATGGTAGGTGGGGCATGGAGTGGGTTTAAGCGTAACCTTGAAAATATGGTGCATCCACAAAGAAGCAACATAGCTCCAGACAGAATGGAATCTAAGTTAGATCCAGGGCTTCAATCTGCTGTAGATGGTTGGTCTAAAGCTATACGTACAGTATGTGCTGCTAATCCAAGTTGCAGTGAATCATTGCCTTATGCACGTGATCCATTGACTGGAGAAACCATGAAGAATGGTAAGGGTAACCTATATGACATATGGGGACCATTTAAAACCTCTGAGGGCAAGATACCTAATGGATATATTGTATTGGCTGAGCATGGTGTACAGCCACCTAAAGTACCACAAACAATTCAAGGTGTTAGATTAACTGCTACCCAACAAAATAATTTGATAAATTTTGCTACAAAGGGTGGTAGATTAGAGAAGCAAGTGTTAGAATTGTCTGAAAACATATTAACCAAAAATAGCTCTTTGACTCGCAAAGAGAAGGCTGATGCAATTAATCATGTTATTAGTCAGTTTTACAGTGCTGCTGAACAGGAATTAATGATGAATGATCCTGAGTTGCGTAAGAAAATAGAGAACACAAAGAAGATTAAAGAAGGTAGATTCAATTCTGAAACAGAAGTAATGAGGTATATAGGGGACTAAAAGATGGCTGATTATGCAATAACAAACGTAGCAAGACGAATCGTATACACTGGATCTGCGGGTGTGGGGCCTTATGCCTTTTCATTCCCCATATTAGTAAATACAGATATCGCAGTATACAAGAATACTACACTTCTTACATTAACCACAGACTACACTGTAACCATTAGCGGAACTACTGGTCAAGGATCAGTCACATTAGTAGTAGCTGCTACAGGTGCTGATCGTATTACTATTGTAGGTGCTAGATCTATTCAGCGTTCAACAGACTTCGTAACTGGTGGTGATTTCTTTGCCAATACTCTTAATACAGAATTAGATTCAGAAGTAATCTTTGTTCAGCAAGTAGCTGAAACAGCAGAGCGTTCTATTAAAGCGCCTGTAACAGATCCTACATCTATTGACATGACGTTGCCAGCAAATACAACTCGTGCTAATAAATTCTTAGCATTTAACTCTACTGGTAATCCACAAACATTAGATGCTGTTGGAACATATAGAGGTAATTGGGCTGCAAGCACAGCATATGTCTTACAAGATATCGTTAAAGATACATCTAATAGCAATATCTATATTTGCATTTCTGCACATACATCTACAGGATCACAACCTATATCAAGTAATGCTGACGTAGCTAAATGGTCTTTAGTTGTAGACGCTGCGGCTGCTGGCACAAGTGCTACTGCTGCTGCTGCTAGTGCTAGTGCTGCTTCAACAAGCGCTACTAACGCTGCCGCTTCTGCTTCTACTGCAACTACCCAAGCAAGCAATGCTTCTACTAGCGCATCGACTGCATCTACTCAAGCATCAAATGCTTCAACAAGTGCAAGCAATGCTGCATCAAGTGCATCTGCTGCAAGTGGATCAGCAACAACAGCTGCAACACAAGCAAGTAACGCTGGCACATCAGCTACCGCTGCTGCTTCATCCGCATCTGCTGCGTCATCTAGTGCAACTGCTGCTGCTGCTTCTGCTTCTACTGCTACAACACAGGCTTCTAATGCAGCTACTTCTGCTAGTAACGCATCTACAAGTGCAACAAGTGCATCTGGCTTTGCGACATCTGCAAGCACACAGGCTGGCAATGCAGCAACATCTGCAAGTAATGCTTCTACATCAGCGTCTAACGCATTAACATCAGAAACTAATGCAGCAACATCTGCAAGTGCAGCTTCAACATCGGCGACTAATGCAGCTGCTAGTTATGATGCTTTTGATGATAGATACCTTGGATCTAAATCATCTGCTCCTAGCGTAGATAATGATGGTAATGCTTTATTAACTGGTGCTTTATATTACAACACTACAGCAAGTCAATTATATGTATGGACAGGATCTGCATGGGATGCTGCTGCATTTAGTATCTCTGGATCAGTTACTAGCTTTAGTGCTGGAAGCACAGGCTTTACTCCAAATACCGCAACAACTGGCGCTGTCACTTTAGGTGGCACATTAGCTGTAGGTAATGGTGGTACAGGAACATCTACAGCGTTTACTGCTGGTTCAGTCCTATTCTCAGGTGCATCTGGTGTTTACTCACAAGACAATGCTAACTTCTTTTGGGATGATACTAATAATTATTTAGGTATAGGTACTACAAGTCCAATTACAAATTTAACTATCAATAGAAACGCATCATTTACAGGAACTCCAGCAATTACAACTAATGGATTTCATATAATTGGTCAGGATTCTTCTAATACTGGAATGACTGTTGATACTTTTGCTATAAATTCACAAATAACATTTAGACGAGCCAATGGTACTCTTGCTTCACCTACTGCACTTATATCTGGAAATATTATTGGTTCTATAACAGGGCGTGGATATGGAGCTACAGCTTATGCTTCAGCTAATAGAGGACTGATACAGTTAGTAGCAGCAGAAAATTGGACAGACACCGCACAAGGAACATATTGGCAATTTAACACAGTAGCTTCAGGCACAACTACATCATCAGAAAAAATGCGTATAGACTCCTCTGGTAATGTAGGTATTGGTACTAGTAGTCCAACAACTACTCTATTCGTAAATAGAGCTACCTCTGGTCATGCAGCTACTTTCTATTCAAATGGTGGTGGAGTAACAACTGGATTTAACATATATGGCATTACTTTAACAGGTAATGTCTCCAACGGTTCTTCAGAGTGTAATATTGTTTACGGAGCTGGTGGTGCTGGATTAGCATTCAATAGCTGGAACGGCACTACGCAAACAGAACGTATGCGTATTACCTCTGCTGGTAATGTAGGGATTGGTACTAGTAGTCCTTTGTATAAATTAGATATACACACATCAGGTAGTGGAACTGCACTTCACGCAACAGATAACGCAAATGCAGATATGTTTGTTGATTTTCCTTCTGCAGGAATTACTAGATTAACTTCTCAATATGGAACAGATGGAATATTTACATTTGCAAACGGAACTGGAAAAACAGAACGTATGCGTATAGACTCTAGTGGTAATGTAGGGATAGGTACTACGAGTATTTTAGCATCTACTAAACTAGATGTTCGTGGCGCAATTTCTGCTTATGATGGTGGTACTCAAGAAGTTAGATTAAATATTGATGGTAATATTGAATTAGCTAGAACTGATGCTGCAGCTTTTATTGATTTTAAATCATCTACAACAGAAGATTATGATTGTCGCATTCAACAACAGTCTAATGGTCTAGCATTTACAACAGGTGGAAATGGAACAGCATCAGAACGCATGCGTATAAACTCTATTGGTAATGTAGGAATTGGAACATCAACACCAACTGGGGCTTTAAGTATAACTACAGGTCAAAATGCTTCTATTGTAACTACAGGTCCTGGCGCCCATGGGCGGATGATTGGAAAGTATTTTGCTAATGGTGGTTCTGCTAAAACAATTAATTTACTTACAATTGATAGTTTTAATACTGTTAATACTCGTGTATTTGTAACTGTAAAGATAAGATGGGTAAATGCTATTGGAGACCAAGGCAGTGCAGCATCAGCATGGGCTGGAGCTTCACAAGGTGGAACAAGAACACAAGGTGCTTTTGTAGCTTCAGAAGTTTGGGGTTCTTCAGTACTTCCGTCATTAAGCTGGAGCGGAAATACATTGCGAATAACTACTCCAGCTTTATCGTTTATAGGCGGTTCTATAGATGTTGAATTTGTATCTTTTGACGGAGCTAACGTAACACTTGACACATCAAATCAATAAGGAAAATAAAATGGCATTAACATGGAAAATAGAAGCATTAAACTGTAAACCATCTTTTGATGGTAAAACAAATGTAGTAGAAACTATCCATTGGAGACTTAATGGTGTAGATGGTCAAATATTTTCAAATATAGATGGTGAAATACCTTTAAGCACAGATGGTTACTATGCAACTTCTGTATATGGTTCTCAAAAAGTTACATACGAAGAAGGCAGTCCATTCACAGACTATGACAGCTTAACAGAAGAAACTGTGGTAGCATGGGTAAAAGATGCACTTGGTGAAGAGCAAGTAGCTGCTTACGAAGCAAATGTAAGCAATCAATTAGAGGCTCTTAAAAATCCAACTGTAGTTAATCCACCATTACCATTTTAATTAGGAGTAGTTATGCAAGAAATCAATTTAGTTTTAACAGTAGAAGAAGTAAACGGATTACTAGGTGTATTAGGTGAGCTTCCTACTAAAACTGGTGCATGGAATTTAGTGGTCAAAATCAAACAACAAGCAGACCAACAAGTAGAAAAACCTACTGAAACTTCTGAAGAAAAGTAAGAAAGAAAAGCAATGGTTAAGCATAATGTTAATGAAGTTGAGTCAAGACTAAGCACGCACGAGGAAGTATGTGCTTATCGTTATGAGTCAATTAATGCTAGATTGAAACGACTAGAGCAGATCCTATTAGGCACTGCTGGATTTGTTATTGTTTATCTACTTACTAACGGAATGAAATGATGCAATCATTAAGAAACATTGTAGCCTTAATTGTTGGCATGTCTATTGGAATGTTACTAGCATTGTCTATGGATTCTAAAGCAGACACAACTACAATCAATAACAAAGGGATGCCAGTGCCAAGTGCTATGGCCCCATCCATGTCTGGCTTCTCTAATGACATGTGTAAGTCTGGCGTATCTGGTGGTGCTAACACAGGTATGTTCTCTATCAGTGGTGGTGCTACTATCACAGATGAAAACTGTGAGCGTATCAAATTAGCTAAGACACTTAACGATTTAGGTTTAAAGGTAGCAGCAGTATCAGTATTGTGTCAAGACAATCGTGTTTGGGAAGCTATGGAAATGTCTGGCTCACCTTGCCCTATTGGTGGCTCACTAGGTTATACAGCTAAACGTGCATGGCATGAGAGAGATCCAAAACGATTTGAGAAACTATATGGTTCAACCTATACGCTCCCTCTTATTCCTAATACTCCTGTGGAGTAACCCACTCTATGCATGGTATTGCACATATGTTCCAACAACTCAAGGCTGGGTTAGTAACTTACAGTGCTATGGCATTGACGATGCTACAGCGCTTACTACAGCATGGTGTCCGTATAGGCCAGATGATCCTATCTGCGCTCCATACATTCAGCCAGTCTGCACCGATACAGTGGAGTATCAGTCGCTTAGTTGCCCTCTACCACACTATAGTGGCGTGGTTAATCAGAGTCGTTCCTATGCTTGCAGCTCAAGCACTTGGACTTCTTGGACAACTACGTCAGATAATTGCACACAAGATCCGCCAACTTGTTTTGAAACTACAGAACAAAGGACACTAGCATGCGAAGCTGGATACACTGGATCAATACTAGAGCAAAGAACTTCGACATGCTCAGATCCATACTCGACTCCAGCGTTTGGTTCTTGGATTCAAGTTACCAACAGTTGTGTCAAGTCGATGGACAATCCAACGAATCCAATCAGTCCGACAAGTCCACTCAGTGTGACAAGCCCACTGAATCCCATGAATGCACCAGTCATAGTAATAGATCCTGTAACTGTGCCGATGGACAATGTGCAGATGCAGACTCAACAAGCACCTACTTCGGGCAAAGAAGAAGTGAAGTCAGCGGAAACTTCAACGACAACGAGTTCTACAACATCTACGCCAGAGGTAAAGACGGAGCTGCCAAAGGGAAAAGAAATAGTGCCTGGGTTTGGGATTGTTATGAGCATGCAACTATTGACTCAAGCATACACGATACAGAACCAACAGATCATAGAAGCAATCAACATGGAGCAAGAGAATGACTACGCAAGAG